ATTATGATGTAACTGAGATTAACAACGATAGTATCCTTCTGGGTGATCGTAAAGTCCTCATAGCTGCAAAAGATACTTCAGGTAATGCTGTTCCAGAACCCGACAACAACGACCAGATACTTGGAGTAGGTGATACTGTAGTCATCAAACGAGTGCAGAGCATCTATAATGGTAGTACCTTAGTCTGCTACATCTGTCAAGCGAGAGAGTGATGAAGGTTAGAGTTAATCAGAAGTCTATTTCTGCTAAGATTGACAAAGCCTTGATGCAAGCTGAAGATAAACTTAAAGATAAGTTGGTAGACATTGCAGAGGACTTAACCGTAAGAACTCCTGTAGATACTGGGGCCTATGCTGAGAGTTTCTCTGTAGTTCCTTCTTCCTCTGGTGGTGGTAGACGTAAAGACTCACATGGAAGACCTCGCAATCAGGATGTAGCCACCTTCCGTGGTAAAGCTCTTTCTAATATGGCCTCTGATATTGAGCGAATAGAGATACTAGAGAACAAAAGCATCTCCTTCAGGAACAGGGCACCTCACGCTTCAAAGGTAGAAGAGAAATACCAAGTCTTTGGGGCGGCTAAGGATAGGAACCGATAATGGCAAGTGTATACGAACAAATCAGAGCCACCTTTGAGGTTAACCTTGCTGCTGTCTCAGGTATCCCCTCTAGCATAGCTTGGGAGAATGTAGCCTTCAGTCCTACCACTAACAGCAGTTATTTGACAGTTAGGATGATACCTACAACTAGGGAACCTGCTCATAGAGGTCTTAACCCTCAGATGTACTACCAAGGTTATTTCCTAGTAACTTGTTGTGTACCTGAAGGGCAAGGACCAGCAGCAGGGGATGACCTAGCAGACCTAATCATTGATGCCTTTGAGGCTACTACAGACATTACTAATGACGGAACAACCCTTCATATCCGTTATGCTGAACGAGACCTCGGCACTCAAGAAGGCTCTCACTATCACATTCCAGTACGTATTGGCTGGTATATATACTCTTAAACTCCAAGGAGAATTTCTATGGCCTTTAGTCAAGGAAGTCGCAGTGGTCTCTCGTATATCGTAGAATCCACATTCGGTACAACACCATCGGGTAACTTTACTGCTATCCCGTATAACACACACAGCCTGAACCTCACTAAAGATCGTGTGACAGGTAATGAAATCCAACCAGATCGTATGCTTCGGGTTGACCGTCATGGTAACCGTCAGACAGGTGGTGACATTGTAGTTGACCTCCGTGATGGTAACTTTGATCCGTTCCTAGAGTCTGCACTTCAGAACACTTGGGCTACCACAGTCCTTAAGGTTGGCACTACCCCTAAGTACTTCTCCATTGAAGATGCTGCTAATGACATTGCTCAGTATCGTGTATTCACTGGTATGTCCGTCTCTAGCATGTCTGTCAGCATTGCCCCTAACCAGATGGTAGCTACAACCTTCTCCATGATTGGTAAGGATATGACTATCAGTGGTACAGGTAAGACTGTAGATGATGCCACTATCGCACAACCTTTCGATGCTTACTCTGGTGATGTGAACATTGGTGACGTTGGTGGTGCTTCTGCATCTGCTATTGTTACCTCTATTGATTTCTCCATTGATAACGCTATGGCACCTACTTTTGTAGTTGGTGATGATGCTACACCGTTCCTTGAGACTGGTATGGCTACAGTAGAAGGCACCTTTACAGCTTACTTTGAAGATGCTGCACTGATTAACCGCTTTATCAATGAGACTGAGACTGCATTGAATGTTTCCGTAGATGATCCTACAGGTGCTAACGCTTACACATTCACATTCCCCAAGATCAAGATTAACGGTGCTGATGTACCTGTGGATGGGACTGGTAGCCGTATCATTACTCTGCCGTTTGTTGCACTGTATGATGCTACTGCTGAGACTAACCTCCAGATCACACGACCTGCGTAATCCCCTAGTGGGCTAGGTGGGGGGCTTGTGTCGGGTCAGGTCTCCCACTGACTATCAATCAAAACCCGATCAAAACATTTAAGGAATACCCGACATGGACCTTTCAACTATTGTACCTAAATCCAACGTAATTACTGTCACTCTTAAGTACCCCGGCACAGATAATGTCCTAGAGAATGATGACAAGACCCCAATGACTATTACCCTGTATGCTCCACACACTAAGGAGTATAAGGCTGTAGTTTATGAACAGGCTAACAAGCGCATCAAGGATCAGAAGAAAGACTTTACCATTGAAGACTACGAGAGTTCTTCCTTGGACCTTCTGGTAGGCATTACTAAAGAGTGGGACATTACTTACGGTGGTGAGAAGCCCAAGCTCAATAAGAAGAAAGCACGAGAGATTTACTCCGGTGATGCTGGCTTCTGGATTGTAGACCAACTACAAGGAGAACTTAACTCCTTTGAGGCTTTTACTCAAGCCTGAGTGATACGCTATGTGATTGGGCAGAGCATGAGTTCTCCCTCTTACAAGCAGACGACAAAGGTATCACTCAGAGAGAACATTTAGAACAAGTAAGGAAGATGACCGGACATGCGCCAGAAGGACTAGAGAACCCCCATGAGTTCCCAACCCTTTTGTCTCACGTCTGGTCTTTTTTCTTACAGCTATCCCAAGCAAGGTCTCAAGGCTTCTCCGGCCCTAACCCTATTAGTTATCCTGACATGCAGTCTTGGAAAGAACTAACCGGGAATACTCTCAACCCATATGATGTGGGAATCATCAAGAGACTAGACTCCCTATATCTATCAAGTAACAGAAAGTAGAACATGGCTGATATTCTCTTAGACGTTAAGGTACAAGGTACTCAAGATGTCATAAAAGCTGAACGGGCTTTGGTAAAGGTACAGAATAGTGCCAAGCGCCTTGCTACCGAAATGGATAAGGGACGCCTTTCTAGCCAAGCCTACTTCAAGGGTCAGACGCAGTTAGTATCTGTACTTACTAAGGCAGGGTTCTCTTACAAAGAAGCTCGTGATGCTGTATTCCAGTACACTAAAGCTATGAGGGCTTCTGATGTAGCTGTAGACCAAATGGTAGATAACCTCAATAGGGCTACTGCCGCTCAAAATAATTTAAACAATGCTTCTCAGAGGTCCACTCGTGGTATTGGGCAGATGAGCACTATGGTTCAGCAGTCTGGTTATCAGATTGGTGACTTTTTGGTTCAGGTACAGTCTGGCACTAACTGGATGGTAGCCTTTGGTCAACAAGCCACTCAGATAGCGGGTACACTCACCCTATTTGGCGGTAAGATGATCGCTATCGGCACTGCACTCGGTATTGCGATACCATTGCTCACTGCCCTTGGCGCTGCTTGGATGCGTACACGAGAGACTGGCAGTGATCTTGCCGATGAGATCACTCGAATTGATAAAGAGTTGAAAAAATTAGTCAAGACGAAAGAGGCTTTCTCTAAGGGGATGACCTTAGATCAACTCTTCGCAACTGATGAACTCTCCCGTGTTAGAGGTGAACTAGAGAGTATCAGGGCAGTCTATGAGAGTTTATCAGCAGAAACTATCGGAAGAAGTCTCTTAGGTGCCATTCCCGGCGCGGCTGCTTTGGGGTTGGATGACGCAGCGCGGTTAGAAGAACTCAGGGAATTAGAGGCGAGAGCACTTCAAAGAATTGCAGACCTAGAGAAAAAGATCGCAGATGAGCGACTGAAGAGGTTTCAACAACAAGAGGTCCAACTGCTCCAAGAAGTTGCTATAAAGCAAATGTCCCTACAGTTTGGGGAAGAATCTTTAGCTGTTCAAAGGCTCCAGAACCAACAAGAGTTAGAGAACCTGCAAACTAAACTTGAGCAGGAGGGGCTAGAGCAAGATCAAATAGAGAGGCTCCTAGAATTACTTTCTGTTAGTCAAGACTTAACGCAACAACAAAAGGACGTAGCCGACGAAGCGGAGAGATTTTCTACAATCCTTAAAATGGCCGACTTGTCTCACCTTGTCAATCAATCAGCATCCCTTGCAGCTAATATGGCAGATGCAGCAAATAATGCAGCAGCAGCACTTGCGGCGAGAACCCTTGATGTAGCCAATGCAGCAAACATCCAGTATGCAGGTCGTGGGACCACAAGCTCAAGGCCAGCCTTCCAAATGGACGACCAAGGGCGTGTAACAACTGTTAGTAGCATCCTTAGGGATCAAGAATCTGCCCGGGGAAAAGCCGCTAAAGGAAGCTCAAAGCAATCCCCAATACAACAAGCAGAAGAATACCTACAAAAATTAGAGCGTGAGGCTGAGTTCAAGAGTACTCTCGTTGGCCTGTCTGATGAGCAAGTTGCTATTGAGACCCGTAGAGAACAGTTAGTTAATCAGCTTAACGGTTATGAAGAGGGTCTTTCAGATGCCTACACACAGCGCATTGAAGAGATTATTAAGACTGAAGCTGAAACTCGTAAGTTGATCGAAGCAGAACAACAGCGTGAGCAACTGATGAATACCATTGAAGGTCACATTGAAAACGCTTTCATGTCTATGGTTGATGGTAGTAAATCTGTTGAGGATGCTTTCAAGTCTATGCTCCGTAACATTATCTTGGCTATCTACCAAGAAAAGGTAGCTAAAGCTGGTGCTAATGCAATTATGAACCTACTTGGCTTGGCTAACGGTGGTGCCTTTGAAAGAGGTGGTAAGTTTACTGCCTATGCTAATGGTGGTGTTGTTGGTAGCCCCACTATGTTTAGTCACTCTGGTGGTCTTGGTGTTATGGGAGAAGCTGGACCTGAAGCTATTATGCCCCTTAAACGAGGTAAGAATGGTAAGCTAGGTGTCCAGATGGAAGGCTCCAGTCAGCCTGTGGTAGTCAACAACAACTTCAATATCTCTGCTAATGGGGATGATTCGGTGAAGCGTATTGTACGTGGGGAAATCCCAAGAATTACTGAAGCAACTAAAGCAGCAGTAGTAGACGCAAAGCGTAGGGGTGGTACCTACGGAAGGAGTTTCTAAGTATGGCAATCTCATACCCAGTCAGTACCCCCACAGATGTTATCGGTATTGCTGACATCCAACTCAGTGCCACTAATGCTGTAGCTGTATCCAAGTCACCATTTACCTTTGCCACTCAGGTACACGCCTATAGTGGTGAGATGTGGTCTGCTAGTGTTACTATCCCTACAGTACGTAAAGAACTTGCAGAGCCTTGGGTAGCCTTCCTGTTATCCCTACGTGGTCAGTATGGAACATTCCTCTTGGGTGATCCTAACAGGGCTACCCCTCAAGGTACAGCTACCACCCTTAGTGTCCAAGGTGCGGTTGGAGAGCGTTCTCTTTCTGTCACTGGGATAAATGGGACACTTAAGGCTGGTGACTATTTTCAGCTAGGTCCACCCGAAGCAGCTTATCTGTATAAAGTTCTCGTAGATTACTCAATAGCGGACTTTTCTGCTGGAACTGATTTAGAGATATGGCCTTCTTTAAGGGCCGGAACTTCTCTTAGTGGTGATAGTGCTAGATTAACTAACCCAAGGGGTCGTTTCCGACTAGCCTCTAACTCTACTCAGTGGGGTATCGGTAGTAGTTCTGCTTACTCAATTCAATTTGAAGCAATGGAAGATTTATAATGGTTTCTGTAGAAAGTTATCAGAAGAATGTCTATAAAAGGAGTCTATAATGTCTAGAACAGTTCCAACGGATATTCTTACTGCATTATCCCAACCCGAAGTGGAACCTTTCTACGCTGTTGAGATTGATCTTGACAGTGGTCCTTTACGTATCTGGACAGGTGTAGGTGATAGAACTATTGATGGTAATACTTACACTGGTGGTGGTAATCTTGTAGGTATCAGTGGTCTTGAAGAAGTAGCTGACCTATCCGCTAAAAACATCACTCTTACTCTTAGTGGTATGCCCCCTAGTGTTGTAGCTCTAGCTTTAGGTGAACCCTACCAAAGGCGTAAGGTACGAGTTCTGTGGGGTGTACGAGGTGTCTCTGACTTTGTAGAAGTATTCTCTGGTAGCCTTAACCAAATGGTTATTGAGGATGGCCCTGAGAGTGGCACTATCAGCGTTACTGTAGATAGTAAACTCGTAGAGCTAGAGAGAGCCTCCAACCGTAGATACACTTCTGTAAGCCATAAAACCCGGTACCCTAATGATACATTCTTCGACTTCGTTGCTCAAATCCAAGACAAAGGTGTTAGATTCCAACCTAAGTAAACTACCCTCATACCTGAAGTCTGTCAAGGATATTCCATTTAAGTGGGGACAACAGGATTGTTTGATATTCACTAATAGTGCTTGGAGAGAAATGTATGGGTATGGATGGGCAGACGATTGGATTGGCAGGTATATGGATGGTGTTAGGCCACTTACTAGGAAAGAACTCCAAGAAGAGTATGGCTACAGAACCTTCACAGAAGCCGTAGATGAGCGTCTTACACGTATTGACTACCTACCCCCTAGAGGTGCTCTAGTTGCCACTCGTAAGGCTCGTAGATGGGCTATAGGCAATGCTCTGGGCATCTCTGTAGGCACTAAGGCTGCATTTGTAGCTAAAGATGGAATTGTCTACCACCCGATTGAAACAATAGATAAGGCTTGGATAGCAGGATGAAGCGTCAAGAACCATTCAACGTACTGAGGAATCCTAACTCTTGGAGTAATGCTCCTAGGGCTGAGGCAGTTGCTTTTCAAATCCTCGCGGCTACGGGCATCACAGCCACCCAAACCGCTATCGCCGTTGCTACAACGGTAGCCTCTCTCGCCATATCGGTAGCAACCAGCGCCATCATCAGCGCCCTTACTCCCGCACCACCCACACCTAAGCAGAGCCTTCTGGTCAACTCTCGTGATGCTGCTGCACCTCAAGAGATTGTCTATGGTGAGGTTCGTAAGGGTGGACCTATCACTTACCTTGAGACTACTCGTGGGGGTAGTGTCCTTTATCAGGTTATTGCTCTTGCTGCACATGAGATCGAAAGTGTAGAGGCAATCTATATCAATGATGAAGTGGCTGTCCTTTCTGATGATAGCTACTCTACTGACAAGCGTTCTGGTGCTGGTTGGGTCACAAGCCCAAGGAAGTGGTCTGAGGATGACGACAGCCGCAAGCACGAAATCCGCATTTTCTACCACTTGGGTGACCAGACATCTATTACTGATACTTTTGCTAACTCCTCAGTAGAATCTCTTGACACTAGGTTTTTTAAAGGGGACGATGCTGGGACTAAAAACTTTGGTGGTGTAGATCAACCAACTAAAGCCTCTTTTGTAGGTAATGGCATCGCGTATCTGTTTGTTCAATTTAGCTACGCTTCTGATGTGTTTAGAAACGGTATTCCTACGATTACAGCTAAGATCAGGGGTAAGAAGGTCTTTAACCCAATTACATCCACAACAGCCTACTCTAACAATGCTGCTTTGTGTGTCCGTGACTACCTGACAAGTTCTTATGGTCTTAATGACCCTGAAGTAGATGACACCATATTCTCTGCTGCTGCTAACACTTGTGATGAGAATGTAACCTTAGCAGATGCCTCTACAGAAAAAAGATATACTATCAATGGTGTAGTTAGGGCAGACCAACCCTATGGTGATGTTCTACAGGAACTGACTACAGCATGTGCTGGTACTCTCTTCTGGGGTGGTGGTAAGTGGAAGTTGCAAGTTGGTGAGTATAATGCCCCCACTAAGACATTCACTCTTGATGATCTTCGCTCTGACATAAATCTACAAACTCGTGTAAACCTTCGTGACCAATTCAACAGGGTCCAAGGTATCTTTACTGATGCCAGCCAAAGGTACATCGCTGCTGATTATCCGCCTATTGAATCTGCAACATTCCTAGCACAGGATAATGATGTAGAGCAATCCCTTAACCTAGACCTACCCTTTACCACAAGTGCAGCTACAGCACAACGTCTTGCTAAGATGACCCTCTTCCGTGGTCGTGAGCAGATGACCTTCAGTGCTGAGTTTGGCTTGAATGCGTTTGATGTAGAAGTTGGTGAGATTGTTGCTCTTACTATTGACCGCTACGGTTGGACCGATAAAGAGTTTGAGGTTGTTGGTTGGCAGTTTGGTAGTGACCAAGAGGCTGGAGACCTTCGTATCACACTAACTCTGAGGGAAACTTCAGAGGCTGCTTTTGATTGGGATGCTGAAGAAGAAGACATTATCAGTAATGACACTGACCTTAGTGGTACACCAGAGCCAGTTAGTAACCTTACAGCTTCTGCTTATGGGGTTGTTGCTTCTGATGGTACTTTCGTAAATGGTATCTTGGTTGATTGGGATTCTTCTCCTAGTGCTAATAGATATGAACTTGAGTGGACTGTCAACGATTCCATTGACTACTCTGCATACGGTGGTATTGTAGCTGAAGCAAGTGCAGTAACTACACGAGAACAGTTCATCTACAAAGGCTACATTGAAATCCTCTTCCGTCAACCTGACCAAGATGGTTTTGACTTCTACAATACTGGTGGTGGTTCTGGCCTTGATGAGGAAGCCTTTAGAGCGCAACTGTTGGCTTCACCCGAGCGGAACACTGTAAAGTTCGCTGGTATTACAGTCAGGGAGCCAACCACTCAATACGTTATTAAGCCTGTTCTGGATGGTATCATCTACAACATCCGAGTGCGGGCCTTTAACACCTTTGACCAGAAATCAGAGTGGCGGTCTGTTACGTTTACGACTTCCGTCAAGGACGGTACAATTCCCAATGCGCCCACAGGTCTTACAGCTACTGCTGGTTATGGAACTATTAAGTTGGGGTGGAATGCTGTAACTACAAACACGGACAGTTCAGCGGCTAACGACATCTTCCTTTACAACATCTATCGCGGAACATCAAGTAATCCAACAACCTTGGTAGATACTACAGCAGGTACAGGTTGGTCTGACGTTAGCCTCACCGATAGTACGACTTACTATTATCGTATCAAGGCTGTAGATTTCTCTGGCAATGAGAGTGCCTACTCTGCCAATGCTAGTGCTACAACTTCTGCCGCCGTGACAGATGGTGCCGATGGGGACAGTATCTACACAGGTAAGGTTTACTACCAGACACTACAAGATACCCCACCATCTACCCCAAGTGCGACTAGCTTCAATGCTTCTACAGGTGCTTTCACAGGGCTTACTTCTGGTTGGCTTAAAACCCAATTACCTTTGCAGACAACTAAAACTGCATGGGATAAACAAGAGTGGTCAAGTGAGTACACTGCTGTAGTTGCTCCCGGTGATACAACCACCACGGATATTACTTTCACCACCCCTGATGGTGCTGTCCAAATCACTACAGACATCGAAAGTTCAAACTACGTCTCGGGTTCTGCTGGTTGGAGGATTGATGCTGATACAGGTGATGCTGAGTTCAATGATGTAACCGTTCGTGGTGATCTGACAGGAAACTCTACGATCACTACTTATAACGGTTCCACTGGAGTCACTATGACAACGGGTGGGGGGACTCAAAGAACCTTGTCGGTTTATGCGAATAACGGAGCAACCCAGAGTCTCTATGCTTCAAACTCTGGTGGTGTAGCCGCGTACTTTTTTGCAAACGCTGGTACTATTGGTTCTAGGGATAGAACACTTTGGGTAGAGAATAGTGGAGGTTCTGGCACTAAAGCAATCTACGCAAGAACAGCTAGTGGTGGTATTGCAGAGATCGCCTTGAGTGGTGTATCCGGTGGCGGGGATGGGTATGCCTTTAACGCTGCTTCAGGTAGCCCTAATGGTTACTTTGCCTCTGCGGGGACGTATGATCCTTTCACGGGCGCTCACATCTCTATGATAAACAAAACTGTTACTCCAGAAGTTGGCGACATTTTGGTAGATGTCCGTATTTTAGCTAAAACTATTACGGATGGTCATTCTGAAGTAACTCTCTCTTCAGTACCTAACGAAAAAGCTGCTATCGGTGTGTGTCAGAATATGTTGACAGGTTGGATTACCCCACCAGCTTTCGTTGATAAGGACGCGACAATAGCGGCTATAGCCTTAGACCCTGAAGCTGAACCAGTGCTTACAGCAGACCCAACCATCTATCACGAAGACTACAACCTAATTAGGGTAAACGCTGTAGGTGAAGGTGCTATCAACGTAATCGGTGAGAACGGTAATATATCTAAAGGTGACCTTATCGTTACTTCTTCTACACCCGGTAAAGGTATGAAGCAATCTGACGATATTGTTCGTAGTTATACTGTCGCTAAGGCACGAGAAGATGTAACCTTCAGTTCCCCAACAGAAGTAAAGATGGTAGCTTGTATCTACCTATGCGGATAAACCTTAACGCCCTAACGGGCTGTGCGGCTAAAGGAGTCTCAAATGTTTGGACCAGTAAGTATCATGGGAGACCTCGTACCGGGGAACTCCTTAATTGGAAGAACTAATGGGGCTGTTCCTTTTAGTAAACTTAAACGGGGGTCAGAGACTTATGAGTGGTATTCTGATGGGGTGCTTGTAGGTACCTCTAAGGTATATGTAGTAAAACCTACAGACATCCTAAAGTCTCTGACCTTCAAGTACCATTTCTCCACAAGTGATGGCTACCACACTATTGAGAGTAAACCTGAATTAGTTGATCTTGGTTATTGGCGTAACCTCTATTGGAAGCACCTAGATAGGGAACCTGATAAAGAGGGACTTGAGTGGTGGGAAAACAGAATCGAACAATACTTTAAGGAATCTATCAAATGAGTTATTCACTATCACAACGCAGTATGCAGAATCTTTCGGGGGTACACCCTGACTTGATTGCTGTAGTTAAACGGGCTATTCAGATCACTGAGCAAGACTTTAGTGTTATTGAGGGTGTCCGTAACATTGACCGCCAGAGGAAGTTGGTAGCTACAGGTAAGTCCACTACAATGAACTCTAGGCACCTTACAGGACATGCTGTGGACCTTGTACCTTACCCTGTTAGCTGGGACTGGGAGTACTTCTACCCTATTGCGGATGCTATGAAGCAAGCTGCTGAGGAACTTGATATAGACCTTGAGTGGGGTGGTGATTGGAAGAGCTTTCCAGATGGGCCTCACTTTCAGCTTTCTAGAAAGGTTTACCCGTGATGGCTAACGAGTGGCACCTAAACAAGAGCGTACCTATCACTTTCATTCTAGCCATAGCTGCTCAGACGATTGCTCTCATATGGTTTGTAGCTACCCTACGTAATGATGTAGATAATAATGAGACTGAGATTGTTAGGCATGAGGCAAGAATTGAAACTCTTGAGGGTTTGGTACAAAATCAAGCAGTCTCATTAGCCAGAATTGATGAGAACATTAAGGCTATCCGAGATGCAGTCGAAGACAGAATTAACAGCAACAAATAAGAAAAGCTATAAGCGTGAGTTAGCTATAGCACTACTTATATGGTTTGCCTACCTAGTGGAGACTAAAGATGAGAGCCTTATTGAAGTCCTTGTGTGGCCCGTCTTTACGTACTCTGCGCTGGCTTTTGGTCTCCAGTGGTATTCTCCTAATGGCGGGATGCAGCAACCCCCTAGACCTCCTATCGGGCGGGACTAACGTAGCTGCTAACGTACAAGCTGGTAAGACTAACACTCAGACAGTGGGAACTACCAACAATACTGAACAATCTATAGTTAGACCGCAAGCAAGAATAATAAAACAGTCCTCAGACCGCAACAAAGTGGCTTCAGATTCCGTAGAGTATATAGAGATCAATGAAATACCCCCTTGGGTCATTCTCTTGTTGATCTTAGGTTGGCTCCTACCAAGTCCCGGTGAAATGGGACGATCTTTAGTAAACATCTTCAGACGTAAAAAATAATAGAACCCTCTCCGGCATTACGCTAGAGAGGGTTTCTTTTTGTCTAATCGTCAGGTTCCTTACCATAGTCTTCATACTTAGAATGTAAGAAATAATGATGGTAAAGCATTAGGCTATTATGAGCGTGTACCAAGTCCTTAAGGTGTTTGTAGGTAAAGTAGTCAACAAAGACAAGGATAGCTACAGCAGCAATCACTAGTAGGTCTAAAATCATACACCCTCCCCTACACACCAATTCATAAAGCTGGCTAGCACCTCTTCTTTACTACTGTCTTTATGTAGTAGGTAGACAGTCTGGACTAGGTTGTAGGCACCTTCAGGGTTAAACCCTACCATAACAAGTTGCTGAAAGATTACCTCTGGTGGTGTACCTGCATCACGAGCATCTGTTACTGGACCTACATAACGATTAGCGAAGTTCTGACAGTTATCCAACTCATCAGAGAGAGCCTCTTGTGCAGCAAACAGGACTAGGATGCCTGTAAGGAAGGCTACAATAAATGCTTTTAGGTTGTTACTCATTTGCTTTCTCCATTGATTCAATCATCCAGTTTAAGTAGACACGAGCTTTCTGCAAGTCCTCAAGTCCATTTTTGTATTGGTATCGCCATAGATACTTCATACAGTTTCCCTTACAGTAAGCCTGAAACCCATCAGAACCTAGTGAAGCCTCAATAGCCTCGATAGCTTCGATCCCAGACTCATTATAGTGACTTGGGTGGTTTACGTTGTCGTGTTGGTTCTTCTCTAGCATATATTCGTAGTACCTCACTTTAGATGCCTTCAGCCATAAACGTCTTAACCCATAGGGCTGTTACGTTACTCCTTATGATGTCGTCTACACCAAACTCAATTACTGGGATTGGCATAGTATACTTCTTAACAAGGTGTACCAGCTTTGTCAACCCGTCTCCTTGCTTAAGGTCAGACTGTTGTACATCCCCATTGATTACCAACTTAGAGCCTTCCCCTACACGAGTGACTAGAGCTTTAAGTTCTTCCACTGTTAGGTTCTGTGCTTCATCAATAATGATTAGTGTGTTGTCAAAAGACCTCCCTCGGATGAGTGCTAGTGGTACAGTCTCAATATTACCATTCTTAAGTCCAGTTTCTACAACCCCCTTACCTAGATGCTTCTCAAGTACGTCAATGACAGGTAAAGCCCACGGAGCGCACTTCTCTTCAAGAGTACCGGGAAGGAACCCAATGTCTTTACCTACAGCTACATGAGGTCTAGTGATGACGATCTTGTCAATGTTCTTTAGATTATACTCACTAGCTGCATAGGTAGCTACAACATAAGTCTTTCCTGTTCCTGCTGGTCCCATGACTACTACTTGGTTACACTCATTAAGTGCTTCTATGTAGAGCCTCTGGTTTTCAGTTTTAGGTAGCAACTCAAAGGAAGACTTATTAGCATCATGTTTGGTAGTTACTCGACGTGTTTTTGGCTTAGGCTTCTGTTGCACTTTATGTACCTTCAATAAGGATCATTAGTATCATCCATCTCTTTATCTAGTAGCCACTGAACTGTCTCAGAATAACCACCAATATGATAACCATCAGGTGCAAACACTTGAGGGACAGTCTTAAGACCAGCCATAAGCATTAGTGTCCTGATAGAAGGGTCTTTATCTACATGGTGGACTATTGGTCGTTCCCCTGCTTCATAAAGGTCTTCTAGTACCATTGTGCAGTATTGACAGTTGTTACGACTGATTACTGTGTAGAAATTACTCATTGTAACACTCCTTAATGAGCCTTTTATTGTCTTGCTCAGGACTTATTGTTTACGTTAGATCAACAATCTCACAACCATCAGAACTACAAGCAAGAGACTGCATACCTGATGTGTTGTCTTCAGCCTCATACTCCCCTAGCTTAGACCAGTCAATAGTTGTGGGTGACTTCTCAAGCAATGCCTCATAGTCTTCCTTAGAGCACTCCTGATAAGGTGCCTGTTGATATGTACCACCATCATAAGGAAGGAAGGACACACCAGACATCTCATCAAAGTACTTATAGACAAAAGCCCCTACGTCCATCCACTCATCATCTTTAACACTCACAGTCACACTAGGCTTATGCTCACACCAATGACGCTGATACATCAACCAAGTCTCTAGTTGTTCAACAGCAGTCATGTCATTACGAGTTACAGCACCCTCTGGAGCCTTGACAGGGAAGCTAAACACTGTAGTAGTATCAGGCTTCATTACACAAGGTTCAGAAGGAACCCCTTGGTCGATCATCAACTGTGTTAGTGGGTCTTTAGAATCACCCCGGACAGTACGGATATAATAATCTGAGTGACGAGTATGAATACCACTAGCAGAATCAACAAGCTGGGAGACAGTACCACTAGGTTTGACACAAGTGATAGCAGCACTAACAGGGATACCAAGGCGTTCAGCCCACTCTGCATTAGTAGCCACAGCCACAGATTTAAGGTATTCAAGAGTTTTCTCCAGTCCTTGGTTCTTTGTAGTCATCAGGGGATTGTCCATGATACCTGTAAGGCTTACCCCAAGCAGACGCTCTTCTTCAGTATTCTTCTGCCAAATCTTCCTCAGATAAGGGAAGTGAGTATAGGTAGATTGGATTGTACCCAAGATAGTAGCCAAGCGTACTTTCCGCTCCAAATCTTCCAGTGTATCAGTAGCACGTACAACTACCTCCGTCAGGTTACAGAACTGATATGGTCGCAAGATAATCTCTGAACAAGGGTTAGTACCAAACTCAAAGTTAGGATCACGACGATCATTCTTAGCTGCTTGTTTCTGTGATGCTACACGATTGAAGATACCACGTTCACCAGACTTACTCTCAATTAGTGCTGTCCACTCACGCATGAAGGTCTCTACGTCAGGCTTCTCAGTGTAGGCTACAGAGTTGTTAGCCAAAGCACGTTGACCCTGATGCTCCCACCATTGACCACTCTTAGCATGACGCATACGATCATCAGACAGGTTACTCAAGGAAATCATAGCAGAGCGGCGTACACCACCAACAACTACAACCTCACCAATCTTACACATGATGTCGTGGCATTCTACTGAGTTCAGCTTACGTCCTGTAGCACCTCGGAACTTAGAGATAGTGAAGTTAAACAGATCAACCAAGGGTGCAGGACCAGAAGCACGACCACCAAAGGTCTTGAGTTTAGCACCAGCAGGACGGACCTTAGATACATCCCACTTAGGCACCTCACCAGCCCAGAGGAGGCTCAGGAGTTGACGGTATGCTTTAGCCCAACCCTCTTTACTGTCCTTAACTGCAATCACTGTGTCGCTGTTGTAGAGGGTGTCAGGTACCTCTGGTAGCTTAGAGATATACTGACGTTCAACAGAGAAGCCTACCCCTGTGCCACACAGTAGAATGAACATAGCCTCATCAAAAGACTTAGGATCATCTACAGGCAAGTAGCTACAGTTGTACATACAGGTGTTGTCACGGTTAGCTGCTGGTCCTGCTGTCATTAGTGATCGCATAGAGGGCATGACCTCAAGATTAAGGATAGCTTCATGAATCTCATCATAGGCATTACTAGCATCATTAGAACTAATTTGGTTAATCTTCTCTGCTACAACATTGTTCATATACCGTGCAACAGTCTCAGAGAAAGTCTCACGACGACCCTCTTCAGGAAGCCAACGGGCATAACGAGAAAGTGCGATAAAGTTTTGGTAATCGGTAGGCAGGTAGTTACTCATTTAGTTCCTCGTTTTTGTTTATCTGATTCAAGCCACACAAGACGATCAATGTCGCCACGGTTGATGCCCATATCTTTTAGTTGTTGGTCACTTAGTTGGTTCAACTCTTTGATTACCTGTCGGTGGTATCGCCAAGTCTTTAGGTAGTTCCAGTATCGTACTATCCAGTTCATACAAGATCATCCAATCGTACCTTAGGTGCATTCTCACGCTTCATAATCTTTCCATCCTCACGCCGCTTGATAGTCCCATCAGGTTGTGTCACCCTCAATACATTATTCACATGAACACGGTAAAGAGCCTCATCAAGGTTCCAACCCTTGCTCAAGGCATACCCATAGATTACATATACCAAGTCAGCAAGTTCTTTAAGTTCTGATGTGCGGTCTCCATTGATCTGAAGTAACTCTTGTTTCCACTCATCATACTCCTCCATAATCAGACGTGAGTACAGTTGTGGTGTACCATCCTGACCAGTAAACTTCTTGAAGTATTTCACCATGTCCATAGGAGTTGCGTAGTGGTTGTCAGGCTCACTCCAATAAGCATAGCTATCAGAGAAGGCTTCGATATCTTCATGTGTAATCATAAGTAGTCCCCTAGTTCGTGTGGAAAGCTATTTAGTGCATCCCGTAGCATTAGGCAAGTCTCTTTGTTGTCACTAGAACAGATAAACGTAGGAAAGCAGAACTTACCGTTGTTCTCCCAGACTTCCCACTCATTAGCCATCTTATCGTATTGTACGTAGTACCTTTCTACAAGTTCCACTCCCAACCCTCCTTGATCCACTCTTGGTCATCCAATAGAAGCACATCATCACCATACCCATCTTTGAGCTTATCGTAGACACCTGCTGACACACTTGTGAACCCGTAGTTATCTACATAACACTTATAGCAACTACCAGAAGAACCATAGAAGTACCAATAGTCCCCGTCAAAGTCGTGTTCAGTGACCCCTGAGTTAAGCCTCCAGCTATAACTTCCAAGGTAATCACCTGACCAACCGCCAAGAACTCTACAGTGTGGATCATCACCCCCAAACTTAAATACTACCCATCTGTCTGGTGTATATACTGTCATAAATTCTTTAGTCCCTACCATAGAAGTATGTCACCCCATCTGTTGTAGCACCTTTAGGCCAGAAGTACCAAGCAAAGTTATCTGTAGATGTATGCTTACTATCCTTGAACCACTTAAGTCTTCCTACAGATACTACCTTACGGCACCTACTCATGTAATCACTAAAATACTTATTGTGCATGTAGTCAGCAGGTAACAACAACCAAGTTGGTTTAAGACTAACAAAGTGGTCGATCATGGGTAAGAGTACATCTTTAGAAAATGGGGGGTTAGTTACTATCAAGTCGCACCTAGCAATATCTTCTTTTGATAGGCACATAGCATCCATTACCTTAGAAGAGCCTACAGTCTCCCTGATGTCACTACGCCAATTACAGGTAGCTACATCCATAAGTAAATCCTCTAGGTCACCATCACCATAGCATGGCTCCGCATAAGTCTTACCTCTTAGGAATGTAACCATCTGTTCAGGGATAGCTCTAGGATCGGTAGTTGGGTAGAAGTCTTTAGGTACTTTCTCAAAGTCACTCCTCTTACTCATCTATGCCCCCTTGATTCTAGATAATCAGCAGCCCTACGTAGCAACTTAGGATCATCGTTAAACTTACCCAAGCTAGTATTACAGTTTGGGCACAAGATACCTCTAACAACATCGGTTTTATGACAATGATCTATGTGCGGGTACTCTGGCAGACTTTTCTCACAAATAAGACACAACCCATTTTGTTGGGTCACCATATTGTCATAATCTTCTATCGTTAAGTTGTACCTATATTTAAGGTTTTCCTTTCTACTGTTCCGAGATTTAGACCTCTTTAGATTTTCCGCCTCCCTCACTGAAGGGTCAGACCTACGCAATCTTTTCGTAGAGTTGTTACACTCCTTACAAACACCTTTCCTGCCGTCCTTATTGCGGGAATCTGCATAGTAAGAAGAAAGAGGTTTGGTTGTTTTACACTTATTACAAGATTTCATCCATACTCCCTTCTAAGGCTCTCAAGCGAGATAAACTGAGGTTCGTAGTATCCATTCGATAACTCTCGTTTGACCACGACACCTCTCCACCAATCTTTGTTTGCTTGGCCAGCCCATGCTTCGTCTTTCCCTTTGTAGCAGCCGACAACACACCCGATAATGCCAGTAGGCAAAGAACCGTCCTTAAAATAAAGACTGCGTTTATGACTATGACCACAAGTGCTACTACTGTTATTATTTTGTAGGAGGGTATAAGCGTGATGAGTACCAGAAGTAGCTGTACCGTAGTTACCAGAACTAAAGAAATGGCTGTAGAGAATCCCATCGTAAGAAGCGATACTGGGGGCGCTATTCTCGTACTCGTGGTATTCATCGAACCAGTGCTTCGTTTGAAGATGGCTGAAGGATACCCCGTATCTTTGTCCCTCAAGTCTTGGATCATGTGCTATTGCCTTCTTAATGCGATTCTCGTGGTTACCTTCAAACCCTACCCAGAAAGGACGCTTCTTCTTAGAGTAACGAAACTTCCAGCGTAGACGCTCTTGAGAATCATTGTAGCTATTAATATCCTCTTCGTAGTTCTGGTTTACGATTGCCTGTGGATAACGAGTATCATAAGTATTAAGGGAACGCATATCCGCACCGTCCCCTAAGTCAACACACATATCAGGCTTTAGGTCATAGAGGAAGGAAGCCAACCAATCAAACCGCTCATTACCTGCTGATGGGTCTGCATGAGCACAACTCCACACTACTACTGTTTTAGTCATCACTCAACCAAGCTCCTAAAATCCATGCCACTATACATACGATACCGATTACTACCCAAAAAGTTATCTGTTCCATTACAATTCAATCTCCAAAGGTTCCATAGATTTGTGTAGATCACTACAGAAACTATAGCAATCATCAAAGGTAGGAAACCACAAGTCCAAGTCCCCATAGTTATCTGGATCATCAGGGTCACTTACTAGAAGGGTTACCATAGTTTCCCCAGTATCCAAAGCATCCTCATCAATGTCTGAAATACTAAGAGGACCAGCCTCTACCTTCCATACTAGGATTTTGTTAGTCATTGGTAGGACCCTTGGAAATGCCCCTCATTATAGGCATCTGTGTAGACTTCCTCCAACAAACGTAAAAGGTTATCTTCAGTAGGCTTTTCAAGGTATGCCTTAATCTCCCACCAGTACTCTTGTTCTATTTCATCAACTTTCATCTATCCAATCCTCTGGCACTTCCTTTTCAGCCCACTTAAATCCATGCTTATCACACCAATCACCATAAGTGGTCTTAGAGGCTTTGTTAAGTTTATTCCTAGCATTACTAAAGACGAATCTAATATCCAACTCAGGGTGTTGCTCCTTAATCAACAAGTGCTTTGCCCTATCGCTAGAAGTGAACCTACCTTTAGTCTCTACCATAATACCATTGGGTAGTTCAAAGTCAACAAGATACTTACTAGGCTTCCTTTGGTAAGTTACTTTAGTCTGCTCATACTCATAAGCTACACCAAGGTCTTCTAGTTGTTTAGCTACCTTATACTCTAGGCCACTTCTGAAGTCACTCCGTTTCATGTTTAGGTACCAGAGTGTACTCTTGTACTACCCTCACTTCCCAACCTTCAGCACCTTTAGACCATTTACCTTGTCGCCTAGATCGTAGTTTTGGGTTGTATTTGTTAGGGCCATCGTCTAGCCAAGTATGACAACCCCAAGCGTTTTTTGCTGCTGAAATTGAACCCCAAGAGTTTTTACCTTTGGGCGTACTCCAGATATTTCCATCTGGGTCAAATATACAAACCACTTGAATTTTATTCTTCATGTAATTTCTCCTTTAATACTTTCCATTAGGTGGCTCCTCCATCACCTCAGGCGGTGACCACAGTTGCTTAGGATAACGCTGGAGATGCAACAGACGACCATTCTCTAACACTCTATCAGTATCCCCTTCATAAGCCTCTACACACTTCTGATACAGCCCCATCTCAGTAGTAGCACCATCAAGTATCTTCTCTGCTGTCTTGGGTCCAACCTTATGAATGCCCTTGATGTTGTCAGCACTATCACCAGTAAGCACCTGAGTGTAGAAGTACTTAAGTGCATCCCATTCTGTAGAATACTCCCAAGTGTTCTTCACAAAGTTAAACATCCAGCAAGGTACAGTCTTGAAGTCTTTGTCGATACTGGCAATCACTGTACTCTCAGGATCATGCTTCATAACCTCCATAGCGATAAGATCGTCTGCCTCACAGCCTTGTGATATGATTGCTCCGTATTCCCTCACTAAGTAGTCCCTTGCTGCTGCCAAATGGATAGGTCTAGGCTTACCACTTCTGTTACCTTTGTACGGTGCTGTTTTAGCGATAGTATAACGAAAGTTGCTCTTACCAGTCAGATAGGTCTTAACTGAATCACCCATAGAAAAAACTACAGTCTCTCCTATGATGTGTGACATAACCTCATCTACATAATTGTAAGTCTCCTCAACTATGGTGTCTTCAGTAGCAGCAGAGCATCGGTAGGCTACAATATCACCATCAATCAAGCACTTGTTTACTAGATCAGGTTTCATTACTAAGTCCTAGTACGGTTGGGAAAGCTGGTTCAAGTGCCTTACGAATTTCTCGTGCAAGCATCACATGCTCCTTCTGTGTTACCCCAATGTCATCTCGTACCTCAAGATAGTGTAGCCAAGAACGTAGTGTCCCATTGACGTATAGGGTACTCATAGTCAGACCTTCAGGTAGAACCACACGAGCGCACTCTTTAGCTACATCCCGCTCTATTAGTTCATTATATACCCCTCCTACGTACTCTATGAGTTCAAGGCTTGCATCTTCAACAAACATAGAGTTGCTATCAAAACTGTTCTGTCTGTTTTTGTAGTCTTGCTCACGAGTCTCTCTAACACAAAAATCAATATCATCAGAATACCGCTGACTAAACTCCTGAAAGCTAAAGCTACGGTGGCGTAGAAGCTGACGTGAGATGTCCCTTGGTGCCTTAACCTCTACTACAGCGTTAGCCATCTCAAAGATTGACCAGTGCTTGTTACGGATACAATACTTAAGTAAGCCTTGGTAGTCTTTACCACGATCCTCATACTCACGACCACTAGAGACACGAGCACAGAAAGCTACAAGGTCTTCAGCATTACTTGCAGGTGTACCTAGTACTGGTTGTGTTACTGCTACGAGTTTAGCTTCTA